GCGTACTTTCCTGTGGCTGCTCTGCGAAAGTTGTAAGCACCTGCGCCAACGATTGCACTCGTCTGGAACTGACGTGATAGCTTTGATATCTCTGCGACGAGTTCCTTGCGTTTGGCGGCGCGTGCATTGCGTTTCTGGTTTGATGCTGGCTTCTTTGGCTGAGCAGACTTTGGAGTTTGTTGCCGGGGTGGTTTGTTTTTGTTTCCTCCATTGCGTCCCATCGGTCAGTTGTATTTGTTTGAGTGATTTGTGTTTGAGTTGTTTGTGTTTGTGGGTATGTTTATGGTTGAACCGAGTAACTGTTACATGTCTTCCTGCATGCGTTTCATCATCCAGGCAAAAGAATGAGGAACGCGTATGGCCCCGTACGGCCAATTCGCTGAGGGCTGCATATAGCGAATGGACTCCTCGAACCCAAGTTGCATTTCGGGAGAAAATCCGTAGACTTGTTCGACGATAATGCGCAGCTCTGGATCGACTGCCTTCGAGAAGTGGGCTGTGTGAAAATTGAAGACTTGCGTCAAGTAGGTTTCGACCTGTCTCATGTCTTGGTATCCCTTTGCTTTTAGCACATACTTTGTTCCTTTACTGACTTGTTTTTCCATAGCTTTGTAAACGTCAGCAAGGACGTGTATGCGCAAACGGGATAAGACGGCCTGAGCCACGCATCGCATAAATGCTTGCGCGATGGGAACGCCTTCTGCATCGTGCAAATAGCACGCCAATTTTCCCATGAACCGTGCCCAATCATGCACTGTGGTCACCTCGTTGTTAACTTGGTACAGTACTCGGTTGATGAGTTTTCCTAGGAGCCGGAAAGAAGCAACTCCATCGGAAGTGACTGTAAAGATTTTTGACAACCATTCCATAGTGAACGTATTGGAAAAACCAAATGTCAACTTGAATCCGGCTTGGGCATAGTAGTACACCCAATCGCATGAAGGGCCCAAGAAAATGGTGTCGTCCCCGGATGCGAGTACATCGTTGCGAATCAATGGAAGGTAGCCACGAGGCCCGTGATAATATTCAAACCCGTGGTGACGCCAACTGCTATACCAACCAATGAGCATCATGATGATGGAATTCCAGATGTAAGTGACGATGTGGCCGCTATTGAACAGTCCGAATATTAGTATTTTGACTTTCCAGCCATCCCGTAGTCTGAGCGTGCTCTTGCCATTAACGTGCCGGGTGAAATCGATTTTGCGTGGATCCATAATTTTCTGTATTTCGATCATCAAGCGCAAAAGGAAAATACACCAGTGTCCGTCATGTGACGAAGAGTCGGCAGATGAGATTGTTTGGAAAAGTCGAGATAGTAACAAGGCCATCAGAACGTGGTTGATCTGCCCGTAGGCATATCCTGCTGTCCACATGGGGAAGTTTAGAGTGGCTCTGACTTTCAGGTCAAAAGCACACCAAAAAAGAGCCAATTCAAGTTTGGCGGCATCACACACATTGAATATTCCGCGTGGGTATTTCTTCAAAGCTTTGTATAATTCGTACTTCTTTGAGAAAATATCGACATCTATACCAATCTTGGATTGATCATCGAATTCATAGTATGCTGCTTCCATCCTA